CTAAGTGCCTTCTCGCGGAACGCTGTCACCTGATTTTTCTTTGGTTTGATACGTCATAATTTTCTTACCTGTGGATACAATACGGTTCGGGAGGTGATCTATATGGACGCACAAGCAACACAGGTAAAATGCAGTGTTCAAGAATGTCATCACAATCAGAATCATACGTGCCACGCCGGAAACCTTGAAGTGAACGCAATGGGCGACGGAAAGGTTGAAACATGCAGCGGAACGCAGTGCAGCACCTTTAAAAAACATTTGGCGCAATAGGTTTGCTTTATGGTTGCTCAAATTCAATGAGTATAATAGCGCGAAGGTATCCATTCGGGTGCCTCCACGCTATTTTTGCATAGTGCTCCAGACAACCGCCGACATAGGGTCACACGTTCTGTTTTAGAACAAAAGGAAGGTTAGCCGTCTTCGCTATGTGAATAAAATCATTTGTCTTCTGCCACACTAATTCCGAGGTGACAAGTTATGGATTATCTTCAAGATTTGCCAATGGGGTTTGGTATGGCGCTGCTTCAAAATCAGGACGCCGCGGCGTATTTTGATGCCCTTTCTGAAGCGGAGCGACGGCGGCTGCTTGACAAAACTCACAGCATTCAGTCCAAGCAAGAGATGCAGGCGTTCGTGGATGATCTGCACATGCAGTAATCACAGCCCCGTTCAGAAAGTTCTTTAGCTACACGCCATCTGTTCGCGGGTTAATCATGGCTGGCAGATTGATATCCCAGAGCCAAAAAACCGTGTTATTATGATATCAGTTAAAATTGCAGATGCAAGGTTTACCTGATTCCTCTTTTTTCTTCCGGGCAGTATCAAGAGCGGCAGCCGTCCTGCGGGGCGGCTGCCTTTTTATGGGCATGTGGGTAGAGCATCCTGTAGAGCTAGGGGCGGGGCGGGGATGCAAGAATGATTGTGAGGTGACAGCTATGGCCAAATCGACAGCAAAGCAGGCACAGTTTGTATTGGAATGCCTAATGGATGCAAACACCATCCAGACAGGCGGCGCGGCGTTTTTTTCGGCACATTGTGAAGAGAAGGTAAGGGGGTACCCATCGGTATGCAACAAGACGATTGGACAAAAGGGGTGATCGCATGACCGTTTCTCAGATCAAAAACGGGCTGCTTTCCACGCTCACGGAGACATTTCCCAATTATCCCGCCAAAGGGGAGGGGATTTCCCAGGGATTGGACCCACCTGTGTTCTATGTGGCTGCCACCAGCGCCCGGCAGAGCAAGGAATTGGGCTGCAGGCGCAGGAGAACTGCCGAATTTGACGTACAGTATCTTCCCGCCGACAGCACCACCAAAAATGATGCGCTGTATGAGATGGGCGAGACCCTCCTGGAGCTGTTTGAGTACGTGGAAACTGTCGATGGAACCCTGCGCCCGGTAAGCTTGGGCTATGAGATTGAGGATGAGGTTCTGCACTGCAGGCTGTCGTTCCAATGGTTTGTACGGCTGGCCTCGGAGACTCCCGCAACCATTGCAAACATTGAATTGGAGGTAACATAAACATGGCGGAAGAGACATTCACCACAACAGAGCAAGTCACCAGCGAAACCAAGGCTGCCAGAGAAGCGGCCGCAGCGTTTACATCCGCGAGACTGTCACAGTCGAAGCAGTTTACCGAAATGGAACAGTTGGTACTTTCAGTGGTGCTGGACAGCACCAAAACCTACACCGTCGCGGAAGCAAAAGAAGCGATGCGTGAATTTTTGAATAAGGAAGTGTTTTAAATGGCTGGAGGAACATGGAAAAAGCAAAATAAGGTACGGCCCGGCGTCTACATTAATGTTGTGGCCGAGCAGGACACCACCACTACAGGCGACCGTGGTGTGCTCACAATGCCGCTGCCCTTAAGCTGGGGCGCGGGAGAAAAGCTCATTGAAATCGGGGTGGATGACGATACGTTTGCTGCTCTGGGTTATGACATGGATGACATCCTGTTGCTTCGTGAGGCGTTTAAGCATGCCGAGACCGTGCTGCTCTATCGGGTTGACAGTGGCGGTGCGCAGGCATCCGCTTCCGTTGGCGAGCTGACCATAACGGCGGTATACCCCGGTACGCGGGGCAATGATATTACCGTCGTGATTTCGGTCAACACAGACGATGAGGCTCAGTACGACGTGGCTACTTATGTGGACGGCACCGAATATGAGACGCAGACGGTGACCACACTGGACGAGCTGGCGGCCAATGCCTTCGTTACCTTCAGCGGAACCGGAACCCCTCTGGTTACGGCGGGGGCTGTACTGACCGGCGGTACCGACGGGACGGCCACAGCGTCCAATTACACCGCCTATCTGGAATTGGCAGCGACGACAACCTTCAACGTCATGGCAATTCCGGTGATCGACGACACCATTAAGGCTTTGGCCGCAGCCTTTGCCGAGAAAATGCGCGAGGACGAGGGGAAAAAAATTCAGGTGGTGCTGGCCAATTATCCCAATGCCGACTATGAGGGGGTCATCAGCGTGAAAAACGGCGTGGTGCTCTCCGACGGAACTGAGCTGACCGCCGCTCAGGTCACCGCGTGGGTAGGCGGGGCCGCGGCGGAAGCGGAAGCGTGGGAATCGCTTACTTACATGGAGTATGAAGACGCTGTTTCCCTTGGGACCGCCTACTCCAACAGCCAAATTGAAACCGCGTTGAAAGCGGGTGAGTTCCTGTTCTCGGAGAGCTACGGGCGAATTTTGGTGGAAAAGGATATCAATACACTGGTTACATACGGGGACGATAAGAGCTATACCTTGTCCAAGAACCGGGTGATCCGCGCACTGGACAGCTACTGCAACGACCTGCAAAAGGGGTGTGCGCTCTACTACATTGGCAAGATCGGAAATGACGCGGATGGGCGCAGCACACTGAAGGCCTACGCCGTCAAGCTGGCAACGGCGTATCAGGATGCGGGTGCGATCCAGAATTTTGACGCTGAGAACGACATTGTCATCAGCGCAGGAACGGATATTGACGCCGTGGTCATGACCGTCGCGCTGCAGCCGGTGGACAGTATTGAGAAAATTTACACAACCATTACCGTTGGGGAGGATTAACCGATGAGCTACATGAATTACGCCGATACCATTAACGGCGCGGAAGGCCGTGCCTACACCATCATTAACGGTACCCGTGAGGAGATGTTCTATCTCAAAAGCATTGAGGCGAAGGTAGAGAAAACGAAGTCCGAGGGCAAGACGCTGGGAAAGCACGGCACCCAGCATAAGGCCACCGGATGGAACGGAAGCGGAAGCGCCACTCTTTACTATGTCACATCGAAGTTCCGCAAGCAGATGCTTAACTATATGAAAAACGGCGTTGACACCTACTTTGACGTTCAGATTGTCAACGATGACCCGACCAGTACCGTTGGAACCCAGACCGTCATTCTGCGCAATGTCAATCTGGACAGCGTAATTATGGCAAAGCTTGATCTGGATTCCGACGACCCGTTGGAGGAGGATGTGGACTTCACCTTTGAAGGCATTGACATCACGGGCAGCTTCAGCGCGCCCACGCTAAACAGTTAATTGAGGAGGTTGCAGCAATGAGCTTGAAAGCATTTTTATCCGCCAACGCGACGGCGGTGGAGAATCGCAAGGTGGTCATTTCCGACCGTTTTCGGGAAGGTGGAATGGCCGTGCTGTGGGAAATCAGAGCCATTTCCGAGGCGGAGAACGAGACTCTGCGGAGAGGCTGTACCAGGCAGGTGAAAACCAAGCGCGGGGAGATGGAAAAAACCGATAACAACCTGTACATCGGAAAGCTGGCTGTGGAGAGCGTGGTCTACCCTGATTTGAAGGATGCCGAGCTCCAGAACAGCTACGGCGTTATGGGGGCCGACAGTCTGCTGAAGGCCATGCTTACCGCAGGTGAGTACGCCGCGCTGCTGAATCAGGTCCAGGAGATCAACGGCTTCGACAAGGATATGAACGAGCTGGTGGGCGAGGCAAAAAACTGATTGAGGAGGGTGATGGTGAGGCCAATTACGCCTACTACGCCCTCCACCGGCTTAAAATTTTGCCGGGCACGCTCATGGAGCTTCCCGCCCGTGAGCGTGCCTTCATTTACGGAGCCATTGACCTGCATGTAAAGAAGGAAAAGCAGGAGGCGGCACGGACAAGGCGGAAACGGTGACGCTTGTCTGATATCCGGTTGAGTGTGAGAGACTAATAAAATATTATAGTAAAATGTGTAAATTTTGCGTTTGTTATATTTCGCTTCGGATGTGAAGCCGGAAAAGATTGCTGAATCAGATGATTCCGCATTGTTCCAGCCACTCAAAAAATGATCAAACCATGGACTGTAAAAAACAGAGAGGGAGCGTGTCTGACCAGCGGGCGATACACTTCCTCTCTGCTTTGAAAGGAGGAAACAATGGCGACAATAAAAGATGTGTTAACGCTGTATGATAGCGTGGAGTCGCTTTGGGAGGACAGCGGCCTCCAGGCGTTTACAGAGTTGTCGGAGGAGCTGTCACAGGCAGGCAGAAAGCTTGATGTGATTAACGACGGATTGCAGACCGCCGCTCAGCTGCAAAATCAGGTATACACGGCGTCACAAAATGCGGGAAGCTCCTTTTCCGACATGGCGGATGCGGTCTATGATCTGCAAACGGCGGGCGGAGGACTGTTTTCCTCCACCGGCGAGACCGTGGAATTTGCCCAGTTGATGGAACAGGCGCTTGCGGTGGGCGGGGCGGACGACGAGACGAAGGATAGTGCCATGGAGACGCTGACCGGGGTGATGTCCTCCGGAACCCTTAGCGGCGATGATGCCGCCTCCTTTGCCCAAAACGCGCCGGTGGTGGCCCAGTCGGTGGAGGACTATCTGCCCGGTACGCAGTCCTTTACCCAGTTGGCCGAGCAGGGGCTGGTGACCGCCCAGGTGATTAAAGACGCGCTGTCTGCATCAGGGGACGAGATTGAGGCAAAATTCAACTCCATGCCCATGACCTTTTCGGACGCCTTTTCGCAAATAAAAAATGACGCGGAATTAAAGTTTGCGGAGATTATGACCAATGTCAATGCATTTCTGAACAGTGTTAACGGAGAACAATTAATTGAAGGTATTAAGAGTGCGATCGGAACGTTAGGGGCAGTCATAGGCGGGGTATTAACGGCGGTTATGACCGTCGGCTCATTCATTGTGAATAACTGGGGTATCATCGCGCCGATTGTTTGGGGAATTGTTGCGGCAGTCATTGCCTATAACGCGGCAATGCTCATGAATAACACAATTAAAGCAGTTTCCGCTATAGTGGCAGTAGCGCACGGAGCGGCAACAGCCGCCGAAAGTGCGGCCACAGCGGGAATGACAGAGGCTCAATTGGCCTTTAACGCCGCATTATTAGCCAGTCCTTTGACATGGATAGTGATAGCAATTATTGCGGTTATCGCCGTAATCTGTATTGCAATAGTGATGATCAACAAAGCTATGGGTGACACAGTCAGCGTAATCGGTGTGATTGCCGGGGTAATTTTGTGCTTCGGCGCGGTGATTCTGGATACTGCTATAGGTCTTGTAAACGCCTTAATTCAAGTTATCTGGCTGTTTGTTGAGCCGTTTATCGGAATTGTTGAATTTATCCTCAACGCCACACAAGGAGGTTTCGACAGCCTCGGTGGCGCGGTCGCCAATTTGATTGGTCAGATGATCTCATGGTTTTTATCTCTTGGGAAAGTAGCCACCAAAATCATCGACGCTATTGCTGGGACCGATTTGACGAGCGATTTAGATTCCCTGCAAGACACCGTGCTCGGTTGGGGAAAAACAGACGATGCCATTACACTCAGCAGAGATGCTCCAACCCTTGACCGGATTGATTGGTCGGATGCCTACAGCACAGGGTATGACTGGGGTTCTAATCTGGAGAACAGCTTCAGTCTCGACGGGCTTTTTGGAACCGATGACAGCCAGTCCACAACGGATGACACCCAATCTACATTGGATAATATAGCCACCAGCTCTGCCTCCACCGCCGACAGTGTCTCCGGCCTCTCAGACAGCGTGGATATCGCGGAGGAAGATTTGAAGGTAATGCGTGATCTGGCGGAGCTGCAGAGCATTCAGAACTTCGTATCTCTCACGCCGACGGTGCAGGTAACCACCGGAGATCTGAACAGCGGCGCAGACGTGGACGACCTGGTGACGATCATTGAGCGCAAGTTGACCGTGGAAATCGCGGCCTCCAGCGCCGCAATCATGGGGGTGGCGTAATTGAAGGGGATAGACGGGTACCACATTCATCTGAGCTTTAACAACGATCAGGAGGCCATTGAACTGCCAATCCTGCCGGAAACCATTACAATCAAGCAGAGCGGCTCCAACCAGACGTATGACCTTCTGAACATTGGTGAAATCAATGTGATTAAAGGCTTAAAGCTTGCCGGGCTAACGCTGGAGAGCTATTTTCCGGTGGACAGCACGCATGTTACGTCAACCGTCCTTCTAAAGCCTATGGATTACGTCGAAACCATCCAAAGATGGGCGGCAACTCTGCGACCCATCCGACTCACCATGACCGGAACCATAGGACTGTATCTCCCGGTATCCATCGAAAGCTTTGAATTTACGGAAGAAGGCGGTGCGGTGGGAGAAATATCTTATAAGCTGGAGTTAAAGCAATACCTATTTTACGGTCCGGCAAAGGCGACTATCGTAAACGATACCGTCGTTGCGTCGACATCGCGCGCCTCTGATCTGGTTACACCGGATACTGTAGTCGTAAAGTTAAATGAGGATACCTTTTGGATTCTTGCCAAAAAATACTTAAATGATGAGACGCAAGCCGCGGCGCTGGCAGCCCTCAACGGAATGAGGGTGGACACGGTTCTTTTTGCCGATCAGGTCATTCGGCTAAAATAAGGGGGCGGGAATATGAAAGTCTCTAATTTGACACCGCTGAGCTGTGAGATTGCCGTTGATGACAAGCAGGGTCATGTGTACACATTGCCGTGTACGACGGTAGCTTGGAAGACACAGCGGACAGACCGGGCCGGGAGCCTTGAATTTACCTTCCTTGGCGGAGATCAGTACGCCGATACCACGTTTGAATTAAACTGCGGCGATATTGTTCGAATGCAGATAGATGGAGACACAATTTTTTACGGATATGTGTTCACCGTGGAAAATAAGGGGGACGGTACATTCTCCGCCACCGCCTACGACCAGCTTCGCTATCTGATGTACAACAACACCTATGTGTTTGCCGGTAAGACGGCCACCGAAATCATTCAGCAGATTGCCGCCGATTTCGGTATCACTCTGGGGGAAATCGCGGACACGGAATACCCGATTCCCAAGCTCTCCAAGGATAATAAAAAGCTGCTGGAGATCATCTCCGACGCCCTCTGCGAAACCACATACGCCACAAAGGAAACCTATGTGCTCTATGATAAGGCCGGAGCGCTTACCCTGACCAATATCAACGACATGCGGCTGCCGTTGGCCTTCGGCGATTCCGGTATGCTCACCGGGTACAATTACAAAGAAAGCATTGACAATGAAACCTACAACCAAATCAAACTGGTGCAGGACAATGAGGAAGATGGATGCAGGGATGTGTACATTTATCAGGACAGCTCTAATATTGCAAACTGGGGCGTCCTTCAATATTTCGGGTCGATGGATTCCGGATACAACGCCGCTATGATTGAGCAGATTGGCGTAGCGCTGCTGGAACTGCATAACCGACTGGAAAAAACCTTTAAACTGGAGGCACGGGGAGAGGTGACGTGCAGAGCCGGGGCCGCCATTTATATCGAAATTGCCGACCTGGGCGTGGCGGACTATTTTCTCATTGAAAACGCAGATCATACCTTTGAAGCAAACGATCACTCCATGAGCCTCACACTAAAGGTGGTGACCTGATGGATCTTTACAAGCAGATCAAGCAAATTGCCTCGGAGGCGGCGAGTGCGGCGGCGGTAAAGTTATATTACGGAACGGTTTTGACCGTCAATTCCCTCAGCGTTCAGGTGGACCAGCGTTTTATCCTTACATCGGAGTTTCTGACGCTGTGCCGGTCCGCTTCGGAGCTTGCCGCCGGAGACCGGGTGGCGCTGATTTTGATGGGAGACAGTGATTATCTGATTTTAGATAAGGTGGTGTAGTATGCAGTTAACGCCTGTATCCACGAATGCAACAGGCACGGAGATGCCTTCTAAAACGTGGAAGATTGACTTTGAAAACAACCAGATAACCGGCACAACAGACGGGCTGGACGCGCTGCGGCAGGCCATTTTTTTATGCCTGAATTCCGAGCGCTATGAGCATGTTATCTACAGCCGTGACTATGGGGCTGAGCTGAAAAATCTGGTGGGCAAAAGCATTGATTTGGTACGGCAGCGGCTCCAAAGTAACATTCAAGAGGCGCTGCATGCGGACGACCGTATTACCAGCATGGGTCAATTTACATTCTCCCAGAACGCGGACAGCCTAACAGTGGCCTTTACCGTAACCAGTTCTGACGGTTCAGTCATCATTGAGGAGGAATATCATGTATGAGAGTATGACCTACTCCGCTATTTTGGCATCCATGCTGGACGGTGTGGATGATACCTATGACAAGCGGGAGGGTTCCGTGATTTACAACGCTCTGGCACCCGCCGCGGCTCAACTGGCGCAGGCCTATCTTGCTCTGGACGCAACGGCAGACCGGGGCTTTGTGGATACCGCCACAGAAAACGACCTCGACAAAAAAGCGGCGGAACGGGGACTGAATCGGACCGCGGCGACCTGTGCTGTACGAAAGGGGTTGTTTTATGACGCTTCCGGCGCCTTGACCGATGTGGACATCGGGAAACGTTTTTCGGGCGGCGGGCTTGTCTATGCCGTGACGGCCGGTATGAGTACGGGAATTTTTAAACTGACCTGCGAAACGACAGGAACCGAGGGCAACACGTATTTTGGAACGCTGCTTCCGGTGGAATATATTTTCGGACTTGGGGCGGCGACCCTTTCTGAGGTGCTCACCGCCGGAGAGAATGAGGAAACAGACGACGCGCTCAGGGAGCGCTATTACGATAATATTTCTTCTCAGGCCTTTGGCGGGAACATTGCCGACTACAAGGAAAAGGTCAACGCCATTTCCGGCATAGGCGGTGTCAAAGTGACCCCGGTGTGGAACGGAGGCGGCACAGTGAAACTCACCGTGATCACCTCTGACTACGGTGTGCCCTCCGACGAGCTGATTGAGACGGTGCAGACCACTATAGATCCGGCAGAGAATGCCGGAGAGGGGTACGGACTGGCGCCAATCGGGCATGTTGTCACGGTGGTTGGGGTATCCGGCACTACAGTGGATGTGACAGCAACGGTGACATTAGGCGAAGGGTATGAATGGAACGATATATCGTCGTCAGTGACTTCCGCTATTACCTCCTATTTTGCAGAGCTGGCGGAGAACTGGGCGGACAGCACCACGACCTATGTAAGAATCAGCAAGGTGGAACAGGCAATCCTGTCCATCACCGGAGTGGAGGATGTGCAGAATACCACGGTAAACGGCAGCGCCTTCAATCTCACTCTGGATGATGGTACGATTCCTGCTATCGGAACAGTGACGGTGACGACAACATGAACACCATTGATTATCTGCCTCCTGTGTTACAGGAGGTCGGGGACTTTATTCAGATTACTACGGTGGAGCAGACGTGGTTTGATCAGCTGAGTGGCGGCATGGAGCATGTGTTGGATGACCTCTTTTTATCCACGCTGACGGAAAACGGGGCATCCCGCTGGGAGCGTGTCCTGAGTATTTCACCCAAGGATACCGACACGTTGGCGCTGCGCCGCTTCCGCATTTACGCCAAGCTGAACGAACAGACTCCATACACGATCACAATGCTGAAAGAGAAGCTGGCGAATCTGTGCGGGGAGGACAGCTACAGCGTTACGCTCCTACCAAGTGAATATACGCTGACTGTGCGGATTGCCCTTTCGGCAAGAAGCTATTTCAATGAGGCGAAGGCCGTGATAAAACGCATGGCTCCGGCAAACCTGGTGCTGGATGTGTCCTTGTTGTATAACCAGTATTCTATGCTGGAGCCCTTTACCCACGCCCAGCTTGCGGCGTACACACACAATCAACTTAGAAATGAGGCGATTTCTTAATGTCAACCACTACCACAAATTATGGGCTGAACAAACCGGCGGATGAAGATTTTTATGATGTTTCTATCCAAAACGACAATATGGATCTGATCGACACCGCACTGAAGCAGATAGAAGGCGACTTGACCGGGCACAACGTCACCAGCACTGCTCATTCCGCCGGAATCGCGGGCAACGCCGCGACGGCGAACAAGCTTGCCACGGCGCGGACAATTGCCCTGACGGGAGACGCGACGGGCAGTGGGCCATTTGATGGGTCGGCAGATGTGTCTATTGCAGTGACACTGCAAAATGTGCTGACCAAGGTACTGACCGGACTGTCCACGGCGACCAGTGCCGTCATTACCGCCACGGACACGATCCTCTCCGCACTGGGCAAGCTGCAAGCCCAGATCACCACCAATCTCGCCACGCTGACAAGCCACACCGGAAACACGTCCAACCCGCATACGACAACCGTTACACAGGTCGCGGCGGCTGGCGGTACCCTGCCGATTGCAAACGGAGGCACTGCCGCAACCACGGCAGCGGATGCTCGTACCAACCTGGGGATTGGTACCGCTGGCACACTCGCGTCTCAGACCGCTGTCACCAACTCTGCAAGCTACGTGCCGACGGGCAGCGCGATTTATACGCTAACCGGACGCACCGCCGCCGCCTCTGCAGCCGAAACCAACTACACAACGCTGATGTTCCGAGGGGAGAGCCTTAACTCCAGCGCGACCACGCCCGCCGTTAATGGGGCTATCGCCTGGACCTACAGTTAAGGGGGTTGCGATATGGACAGTAAAGTGCTTGTGGGTGGGGCGGTCTACAAGGTCAAAGGAGGCCGGACGCTGATCGAGGGCACCGGATATGATGTCAAGAGCGGCAAAACACTGATCGGCGGCACTGGGTACGGCATTACATTTGTGGACACGACTCTCAATAATAACGATTGGAGCGTGATATCAGAAACCTCCAGTGCTGGAACCGCCGCAAATTATTGGAGCGTCGGGGATACCAAGGCTGTTGCGGTGAGCGGGACGGTCGGCACTCTATCTGTCAGCGGAACCTACTACGCCTACATCCTCGGCTTTAGCCACAACAGCACCTATGAGGGCAGCAACCGCATCCATTTTGGCTGCTTTAAAACGGCTCAAACATCTGGCATTGATGTCTGCCTTGTGGATAGTAAGTATAACAGTTTGTCAAATGGTGGATCACTGCGATTCAACTTGAATCACTCAGGATCTGATAACTCCGGTGGGTGGGCGTCCTGTAATCTTCGTTCCGACGTGCTCGGTTCTGACGTTAGTCCGTCAATTCCAACATCCGGCACACTGCTGGCGGCTTTCTCATCTGATCTCCGTGCCAGCATGAAGTCGGTTACGAAGTACACAGATAACACCGCAGGAGGGAACAATTCTTCGAGCTATGTCACGGCGACGACCGACTATCTCTGGTTGCTTGCTGAGTTCGAGATTCATGGAGATAGGACATATGCAAATAGTTCAGAGAAAAACAAGCAGGCGCAATACACCTATTATTCTAGCGGCAACTCGAAGATCAAGTATAAATATTCGGATACATCAACTGCCGCTTATTGGTGGACCAGATCGGTCAACTCTCGTAATGACACCAGCTTTTGCTTGGTTGACAAGAACGGTTCCTACACTGTCGATGGTTCTTACTACTCCTACGGGCTAGCCCCGGCTTTTGCCGCATAGGTGGCGCTATGAGGTATATTGTACACCATAGATTTCACGGGACGGCGATCTGCGGGCCGGTAAACCTGCCCTACAGCACAGCGTGTGAGAGTTTTGGAGAGTACGTCATGTGGTGCGGGGAACCCATCTGCGCGGTGTCGAGCCAAAACGCAAAGGAGCATTTTGCCGTCAATGACGACGGGCACGGGCTTGAGCGTGGGAGCATCACTCACCGCATTGCCTTTGAGCAATTTGGGCTCCGGGAGCAGCAATCGCCGGACTATTGGGAGCGGTGGGCGTTTGTATGGAGTGACGGCAGCTTGAGACGTTATAAAAAGACGGAAATTGATGATTTTTGGCTTTGGAACGACCTGTTTTTTTGTGCTCTGATTGAGGAGCTGCGCCGCATCGATAAGCTTTTAGACCTTAAAAATATCACAAGGAGGAAACAACATTGAGCACCTATGTTAAAATCGGCGACACGCAATATGCCGCCACCATCGACGGTAATGTTACTAACCGCTCCTGGGACAACCGGGAGAGCAAGGCGATCACGCTGACGGCAACCTACGCCGAGGCGGCGGCGATCTTTAGTGATGGGATCACCTGGAGCATTGTGCAGGAGGGGACGGCGGAGGACGGTACCACGACCTCAACCGAGTATGACAATACTGATTACAGCATCCTTGGGGATATCATCGTCCACACGGGCGGAACCTGCACGGTGTACATGGGCAAGTCCACTGATCTGGAGGATGCCCTGGAACAATTATATGGAGGCTGACGAACATGACAACAAAAGCAAAAGCGCTGCAAACACTGTATAAGCGGGGCAAGGTTGCTGCATCCGGGCTGCAACAGGCCGTTTCTGACGGGATGATCACCGCCGATGAGTACGCGGAAATCACCGGAACAGCCTTGGAGGAGGCAACCGCATGATCACCATTATCAGTACATTAATCACCGCCGCCGCGACCATCCTTTGCGCCATCGTGACTGTTGGGGGTAAGCGGCGGGACAAGCTGCTGGAGGCGCAGAGTAAGCGGCAGACGGACGCAGACGAGCGCCAGAGGGCGGTAGAGGGTGGGATTCAGGCTCTTCTCCGCGACAGAATTTTATCGGCTTATTACCATTATTACGACCGAGGATGGATTACCTACCACGGCAAAGAAGCTGTCATTAAAATGTACGACGAGTATCACAACCTGGGTGGTAACGGAGCTATTACAGACCTGGTTGAGGTGATGCGCGATCTGGAGGTGCGGGACGGATGACGCAGAGCAAAGGCTTTTCCAAGGTCCTTCTGGTGCAGGAGAGCATCCTGATTTGGATTATTACTCTGTCCTTTATCGTACTGGCCTTTTACTGCATCCACAAGGGCTATACCGCCGTCACTATGGCGTGGCTTGCCGCGCTGCCGTCCGTGGCGTGGGCAGCCTATGGGGTGTCACAGGCGTTCTACTACAATAAATCAAAGGCGGAAAACACCGTAGGCGGTGTGGTGTATGAAAAGGCGGTCAACACTGACCGCGATTGTTAAGTAGGAGGTAATTTAATGGACGTATCAACTTTAATCGGCGGACTCCAGGTGGTAACCATCGTCGGCATTCTGGTGGTCATCGTCAATATTATCACCGAGGTGCTCAAACAGTTCACCTGGGCGACGGTACATACCAACATTGTAGCAACCACTGTGTCTATGATCGTGACCGTAATCAGTTTGCTGGCTTACTGGCAGATCAACGGCATTGCTATCTATTGGTACAGCACCGTGGGCGCGGTATTCATGGGGCTGTTTGTGGCCTACGCCGCCATGTATGGCTTTGACAAGTTCAAAGAGGCGTTTTCCGGCGCGTCAAGCAGCTCTGATACTTAACGAGGAGTGAAATTCATGGAAATTATGATTTTAGTTCTAACCGTGTTAATTCTGGCAGAAACCTCCGTGCTTTGTGTCGCGTCACCCAAGATTCTTAGTTTTTTAAAGGCCGTCCCAACCAAGGATGACCTGACCGAGGCCACCAAATCGCCCGAAGCGGTTGCCGCAGAGGAGGCCGCGACGCAGGCGGCACAGAAGCTGGCGCAGCTTAAATCAGCGGCAAAGACCTTGGGCGTCACCGTGACAGCGGACATGGATACCGCCGCGATTCAGGCGGCGATCACAGCGGCATTGGCCGCAGTAAGCGAGGAGGCCACGGCATGATTAAAAGAAAAATTATTGAAACTATAAGGGAATATGACGAGAACGGCAAACTGACCCGCGAGACAGTTACTGAAACCACTGAGGACGACAACAGTTTATACTGCCCGGTTCAGCCATATTTTCCAGCACCGCTATTCCCGTTGGTTGCCAACGGAATGGAATTCACGTGCAAAACGGAATTTTCGTGCACAGAGGAGGCCACGGCATGAGCCAGATATCTACGCTCCTGGCTCTTGCTGCAACTCAGATTGGCATTACGGAATCACCAGCTGACTCCAACACCGTTAAATACAATACGGAGTATTACGGCAAGGAGGTCAGCGGTTCCGCATATCCCTGGTGCATGGTGTTCCAGTGGTGGTTATTTTATATGTGCGGTCTGTCCAGCCTGTTCTATGGCGGCAGCAAGACGGCCTCATGCTCCGCGCTGCTCTCCTGGGCAAAGAAGAAACGGTACAACGTTACATGGGACTATCAACCAGGAGACTTGATTTTGTTCAACTTCAGCGGCGGAACTTCGACACAGCATGTAGGTATCTGTGAATCAGTGACGGATACCACCATTACTACCATCGACGGCAACACCGGCACAAGCAATGAAGCCAATGGCGGCGCGGTGATGCGCCGGACACGCAATCTGTCCTATGTGGTTGCGGCGTTCAGGCCGCAGTACACGGAGGATACAACTACTACTACAACGACGACGGAGGATGACGACATGACAGATGAAGTATTTGCGGAAAAAATGGATACCTACCTTACCAATTTAAAAGCAGAAGAACCGTCCGATTGGAGCGAGGAGGCCCGAACCTGGGCGATTGATCAAGGCCTTATCAAGGGCGACGGCGAGGGCAATTACATGTGGAAGGCCAGCGTGACCCGCGAGGCGTTGGCGCAGATTATGCATCGGCAGAGTCAGAGCTAG